GTTTGTTTTTCTGGTATATCATCAATACTATTCTGACGATTCTTTGTATCTTGTCTTCTTAAATCAGGTAGAGGAATATTTGTGTCTAACAAATTAGTATCAGCATATCTTTGACTAAACTCTTGAAATGTAAAGGAACGATGTCTTAATATTTGTGCAGCGAGTCCTCTTGTGGTATTAATTTCAAGAGTCATAAATGCTTGCTCAAAAATTGACCAATGTTGATGTTTAATACAATATCTCAATAGACCTGCATAATTTTCATTGTCCTGATTATTTGGATTGCTTACACGAGCACAATATGCCATATGTTTTTCGGCATCAGGAGAGACACTTATAAGTGATACGTTCATTTAAATCCTTTTGATGACTTTGCTTCTGCAGCAGCTAATTCTTCTTTAACAACTCTAAGTTCTGACTTCATCATTTTGAGTTGTTCATCTGTATATAGATGTTCTTTCTTTATGAGTCTTTCAAGCATCTTAATTAATCTTTTTGCTCTACTAATCGGGGTAGCCATCGTCGTCCTCTAATATTTCGTCATAATCTTGTGTAATCGTTGGAGGTGGACTAACGTAAGATTGTACATCAGAATAAACCTCTGCCTTAATATCATCAACCAATAATTCTAAGTTACGAACCATCAGTTTGAGTTTGTCTCTGTCCATATGAATTTAATTTTTACTATTTTACATAAAAAACGAATCATTGTCAAGTTAATTTAAAGGTTTATCACCATGAAACCATTTAACTAATGAATATCGCTCTCCTTTAGTAATAGGAGTAACTTCGTGTGTTAATCTACTATCAAATACTATTACAGTGCCTTTTCCTTTAGGTGCAATGTACTGCTCTCCACCATAATGTACAATTAAATTACAACCATCATAAGAATTTTCATCTGATAATTGAACACTCATACTTAATTTTCTAGTATATGATTTTGTATCAGGATTTCCATTAAAATCAACGTGTTTATTATAAAATTGTCCTAATGTATATCGAGATAGTTGAACTCCCTCCATATCACACTTTGATAATTCATATTTAAAATTTTTACAATTTGCAAATAGACCATAACCACATATTAACGCATTAATCCAATTGAATTCTTCATATAAAAATTTAACATCAACATTTCTGCCATCGTCACCAGATTGTGTTAATCCATTTTCATATTCTATTTGATTGGAGCAATTTATAATTTGATCGCATATATTATGAGGAATTTCAGATTCCCAAATCCATACAGGACTCCACATACTTTTTTACATATTATAGCATAAAAAAAGGAGGGATGCAACCCTCCTGTGTTTATTTTCCATATAGGAACTGAACTTCAGCAGTTATGATTGTGAGAAAGATAGCAGATGCTACACATATCTCTAATGTTTCAATCACTTAAGACTTGTAAGTTCTTTTTCTTGTCTTACACCACGGTAAGTTAGATCGACCTTGTTAGTCTGCTTTGCTTTGTTCCTATCAGTGTCATATACGACACCACGGTATGTGACTTGTGCCATTTGGTTTCTCCTAAAGTAGTTGGACTTTTTAAATCCGTTCCTTCAGTCGGCTTTTGCGTCCCTACAATCTAAACCATACTTTTCACCAAAATCATAATACAACTCAATAATTTCCTGCCTATCTTCTACACTAAGGTCAGGGTAGACTTTAGCACGATCAACAAGAGTGTTTATATCTGTACATGATACTGTAACTATAGTAGTGACAGCACTTGATGCAGCAATTAAAGTTTGAATCATAAGGATGAACGAACCCGTTCCGAGTCGGCTTACTTGCGTCCAATAATATAAGCGTCACAATCATCTGACACCTTAGTTCTCAAGTAATCTATAAGATACTCGTGAGCATCAGAGTTAAGATTCTTATCACTAAGTATCTCAATTCTGTTTTGATTCCATTCCGAACAAGACATTTCCCAATGAGAAGAATTGTGTTCAGTAAGGAGTGATGCCAAGAGTGTGAGTTCTATCATTTGGATGAACGTAAAGGTATGTTAGCATACCCACACTATATAGTCAAGTATTTATGTAATTTGTGTTACATTTTTATAAAATCTTAAGGGTTCAAATTTTTGGCGGGATTTTTTTTCGACTATTTTTGTAACTACTTCCGCTTTTTCTTTTTGGGTCCTTGTCCCTGTCCTTGATAACCCCATAGAGATGGTTTGATTATACCTTTACCATAGTCTATAATCTTCAAACCCATTTTAAACTTATCATAATACATATCAAACAGTTTAATTCTTGACCCTCTTGTTAAGTCTCGATGAGCAGTTCCATCAATCTCGTAAGTAACCACGAAAGCATCAGTAGGTGCATCAGTGATCATAACTTCATCGAACGAACCATTTTCAACAAGAATTTCACATCCATAAGTTTCCTTAGATGTTTCTTTCTCAGTTGTAGTCCAAAAAGTTTCTTTCTTATCCATTTTCTTTGGTTCTTTTACAGTGCTCATGAACGACCTCCCCAAGTAATTTGTGGATAGGCAGCAGATACTATCTCTTTTGTAATCTTGTACTTATCTGTCAATCTTTTATCCTTTACTAATACAAGTATCTCTGCCTCAAGTGGATGTAGACCCTCAAGAATGTTTATAAACATTGTTTCTCTACGAAGATTACTTAAACTGTCGTTGCCACCCTTGATAAAATTATAAAATTTAGTATATTCTTTACGAATGGATGCCTTTCCCTGATCTTGTGAACCTAATGAATTAGAACCCATTTCATTCATCTTACCAACAGCGTCATTAATTTTATCAGATAATGTGCCTGTCATGCTATTGTCCTCTCTGTTGGTTCCATAAGGTACATCACCAGGTGGTAGAACTGATATGACAGTTTCATCAAAATTCCATATGAGCACAGCCATTATAGAGTCATGTGGATATCTTTGAAGAACCTCAATCTTCTTTGCTTTAGTTCTTTGTTTAGACGCTGCATCAAATACCTCATAAGCAAAAGGATTAAGAGGTAGTTGTGGAATTGGAGTGGTTTTTGTTTTAACCACTTTAGGTTTAGTCGTCTTCTTCGTCGTTGTTGTCATAATTTTCAAATCGGAATGCTACTATTTCATCAGGAACTATATTACCATTTCTATCATACATCTCTGGGTGGATTTTTTCAACCTCTTGATAATTCATCATGTAATCTCTTGCAACCCATCCTCCTATTACTCCTACAATAAGAAACAATATAAACAGAAATGCTGCGAACACAATGCTTACTGCTAACATAATTCTCCTGAGATTATTTTTTGGTTTTTACATCCACATAAAAGTCTAAATGAATGTTGATGTCCTTGTTAAAAAAAGAAATCATCTTATCTAACAACAGACGAAATGATTTAGGTCTCTTTTTTTTACCTCCTGAGAGTATCAACTCAAAACCACGATCAATGTGGTCGGTTGATTTATTTATGTCGTTATTTTGCGATTTTATTTTCTCGCAAGAATTCGATTGTGTCAACACAACCTCCTATTTTTTTACCATCAACCACCACTTGTGGGAAGGTTGATCCTTGACCAAATTCACTATAAAATGAATCACGGTCAAAGTCTTCATTTAAATTATACACCACATAACTCAATTTTGTCAAGTCCATCACCTGTTTTATCTTGTCGCAATATGGGCAACCGTCCTTAGAGTAAACTGCAAAGTTCATATGTCTTGTTAAATAATGATTTATAAATTTAAGGTTTTCTTATGATAGCATATTAATTTGGTTTCGTCGGCCAAATAGGATTTTTTGGATCACTCGTATTTGCTGGTAAATCTCTTAGTGCTTGACGATATGATGCCCATTTTGTTCGTATAGATTCTGGAATATCAGGAGTTTGTGTCCAATCTGTTGCAATTAGTAATTTATTTCTTTCAACCCTTAATAATTGCATGGGTTGTGCTAATTTTATTTCTAAAATTTTAGCATTTATTTCTTCCTCTGTGGGTTTTGTATGAACAGTATCAGTCCATTCAATATCAGAGTAATTTGTACCAATAAGAGTCCACTGTGCATCTGGTTTTAACTCAAATAATGCAAGTGAAATTGAGATGTCTTGCTCCATAATAATATAAAAAAAATTATTAGAATTCTATGGTTCAAATTCCATTATACTCAACATTGAGTGACCAGCTTTATTTGGGGTATCACTATTACCTGCGATTGAGTTAGAATGTGGATTACCATTTAATATACCTGTATGATTTCTGTTGCTGTTAACAGCAGGTGCAGCATAAACAGTGACACTACCTGCGTTGTAAGCTGTGTTAAAGAATATACCTGGCAAGGGAGTACAAAAATGAGCATAACCACTACCATATGAGTCATAGTTCCTTGCATCATCCAATAAGTTAACGAAATTAGATTCATCACCAGCAACCCAACAAATCACACCATGAATATTTGTATTTGACATTATATAAGACATCTTTCCAAAAACCAATATCTTTGATGTTGAACTTAACTTTGTAAATGATCCTCCAAATCTACCACCAGTAGGATAATACACGTTATTAGCACCTAATGATGTAGGACTCTGATTGCTAAATGAGTTTGGAGTATTACTATAATATAAATTTTTTACTTGTAATATTGTAGTTCCTGTTCCATACTCTAATCCATTTGCACTTGAATTAACTTTTAATACTTGTCCCGCACTACCGATTGCAAGTCTTCCATCAGCACTTGCACCTCTTACTATTAATCACCTTGAGTAGTGGTTGGTGATGATGCTTGACCTTTTGCTGCGTAATTCCAATATGAAGAATTTACTGTTCCACCAGTAGATGGTGTTTGGTTTGATGAAGAAGCAACAGCGATA